GTATAATAGCACCATCGTAAAGTGTTTCTATAGATCTCAACATTCTACTAAAACCACCTTCCATGTTTTCTGGTGGATCAAAAGAATCATCTTTAGGTATAATTTTATCAGCGCCAGTTGCAGTTTCTTTTACCTTATACACTTCATTCATATATGTTTTATAATTAAAATATAAAACTTGAATAGTGTTATTATCTTCTTTATCGTAATTATGTCTTGATGCATAATTTGACCTATTACTAGGTTTGTTTTTCATTATATATTCAAGATCACCTTCTGTTAAATGCGGAAACTGTTTTGCTAATTCGTTTACAGGTATAGTTTTTACTTCACCAACGTAATATATATCTTCAAAATAAGGAGATTCTGTATATGAGTAAACTAGATCAGCAGGGTCAACGTAATTAACAACAGCGCCTTCTGACGTGTTAAATGAAGTTTTAACAGCACCTATACCTAGTACAGTAAGATCATAATAAAACTGTTTTTTAATTAATTCATATTTACTACCTTCTAGCAAAGTGTTTATAGCTTGCTCTTCTGCTATCTCAATAGACTGTTTATATGTTAACTGCATATGAAGCTCTAGCTCTTCATTACTACGTGGTAACTCTTCTATTGAACTTTCTCTAACGTTTAGCTGTAATTCTTGTTCAACAGCTTGGTTAAAATCACTTAACCTCATGTCTTTTAATATAGAATCCATGTATTCTGTACGTTTAGACACTCCATGTGGATCTTGAGAATAAGCTTTTATGTCATAAGTTCTTTCGGCAATACCATTAACAACAATATCAACAAATTTAGATATGAT